CAGAAAAAGATAGTTTATTATTGCAAGATAAAATAAGGGATCTGATAGACGAATTTCACAAAAGCCATAAAGGTGTTATCCTTAACGTAACAACTGATATTCAGTTTGTGTTTGATAACGAAAACTTTAAAAGATATTTATCCCGTTATGCAGTGTATGTAATACCTGAATTATTACCATCCTAAACCCCTAATCAAAATGAAAAAACCAAAGCCTCAAAGAAAATTCAGAGATGTAAGAAAGAGGGAAGATAGAGACAACTTATTACTGACCAAAGAAAAAACAAAACTAGATGATTTTGAAAAAATGAATAAGGTAATGAATGCATCAATAGTAATATCATTATTAAGCATTGTTATTTCTGTAGCAGCAATACTTAATAAAATATTTCATTACCTTTGAAAAAACATTAAAGTAAATGGCATCAGTAGACCTATGGATAAAACCATACGAAGCAAGACAGGCTTACACAAAAAAAGGTTCTCAAACAACAATTTCGGTCTTGCTATCGGGAATAGTTGCTGACGTTGATGCAAACCTGCCTTACATCTGCAAGCTATGCTACCAACCCGAAGACTTGGCAAGAGTAGCGCCATACCCAACAGCTCCTTATGGAGAAGGTTTAATAGTAGATCCAAAAGATCCAACAAAAAAAATACAATGCCCAAACTGCGGGGGATTCGGCAGAACATCCGTTCTTCAGGTAACACCTCCACAAACTTACACACCGGCAAATATTCCCCCAACAGTAGAACAACCTTAGATTATGGCATTCGAGAAAGGAAATAGATTTTGGGAGCAAAGAAGCAAGCACGGTAGAGATAAGATATTCGCTTCCCCTGAAATTATGTGGGAAGCAGCCAAAGAATATTTTGAATGGTGCGATGCTAACCCTCTAATAGAAATAGATTTCAAAGGAAAAGACGCAGACAGAGTAGAAATACCCAAAATGAGAGCCTTTACAATACAAGGGCTATGCTTATACCTTGATTGCAACACACAATATTTCAAGAATTTTAAGACACAAGAGAGGAAAGATAAAGACGACTTTAGTTTAGTCATTACACGTATAGAGGAAATTATCTACAATCAGAAGTTTACAGGAGCTGCAGCAGGCTTCCTAAACCCTAACATTATTGCAAGGGATTTAGGGTTATCCGACAAAAAAGAGCTAGATCACACAACAAAAGGAGAATCTATGCACATTGACCTATCAAACTATACAGAAGATGAATTACGCACAATTGCTGAACTCCAACGTAAAGGCGGAACTGGCGAGGCGTAATTACCTTGACTTTGTTTTATACCTAAAGCCTGATTACAAAGTAAAGTGGTTTCATAAATACTTAGCTGATCAGCTAACCCTTTTCGAACAAGGTAAGATTAAAAAGTTAATGGTTCTTATGCCACCACAGCACGGGAAATCCGAACTTACTACAAGGAATTTTCCAGCATATTTAGCAGGGAAGAACCCAAATAGAAGATCGGTAGTTGTTTCTTATAATGATGGAATGAGTAACGGCTTTAATCGTTCTATACAAAGGGCTATTGACAACCCTAATTATATGCAGGTATTCCCTAAAACATTAATAAACGGGTCAGAATTTCACAACTTTAGCGAAAAAGACAAGGTAAGGAATACAGATAGAATAGACATTTTGGGAGCAAAAGGTTCTATTATGACTATTGGCGTAGGCGGTTCTCTTACGGGTAATCCAGTAGATATAGGAATTATAGATGACCCATACAAAGACAGGGAGCAAGCACGGTCAGAAGCTTATAAAAGGAATATTCGTGAATGGTTCAATGATGTATTTAGAACCCGACTACACAACGATTCCCAACAATTAATAATTATGACATCTTGGGATGAAGATGACTTGTGCCAATGGTTATTGCGAAAAGAAAGTGACTGGGTAGTTGTTAAGTTCCCTGCGATAAGAGAAGAAAATGAATGCAGTTATGATCCGAGGGATATTGGCGAGGCTTTGTGGCCTGAAATGCATAGTAAAGAAAAGATATTGGAAGTAAAAAGGACATCACAGGTAACATTTAACGCCCTTTACCAGCAAGACCCAAAACCAAATACAGATGTTTTGATATTTGGTACATGGCAGGAATGCGAAGATTTGCCACAAGATGAAAAGGTTTTTTGGGGCTGTGACTTCGGGTATACTAACGACCCTACTGCAATAACAAAATGCGTAAGAAAGGGCGATTCTATTTACATAAAGGAGTGCTCTTACCAACCTTGCGGAGATGAGAACGGTATAAAATCAATATTGTTGGCTAATGGATACCACGATGGGCAGCCTGTATATTGCGACCACGATGTTGAGTTGATAGGCGCAATGCGTAGAATAGGTGTATCTGCATTTAAAGCAAGCAAGTCTATTGCTGCAGGAATAGCTAAGGTAAATACATTTAAAGTCTATTTTACAAAAAATAGTCACAACATAAGGACAGAAAGAAGCAAATACCAGTATGTAACATACGGGGAAGTAATAACAAACGAGCCTGCGGAAGGCTATGACCATTTGATGGATTCATCACGTTATGCAATTTATACGCATTTCTTTCAATAAAAAATAACAATAAAAATAAAATACCCTACATTTGTTTTTGAAATGGTGATAAAACTAAAAGATAAGCCAAAGGAAAAGCGTTTTGCGTGGATGCCTAAAAAACTATTCATTCAAGGCGAAAACAGGTTTTATTTAGTATGGCTTACATTCTACTACACGCTGTACATTTTAAGGGAAGATCAATCATACGTTAATGAAATACTTATAACAAAGAGATATTGGGATGCAATCGAACATCGAATTAAATAAAGGTTTACCGAATTGGAACTCTTTATCAGTTCTGCCTACCAATACAGGATATGCGGCGGGAGGCTTAGGCGACCGCATTAATTTACAGTCAGGAATGGGTTTTATCCCGTGGAATGGTGACGGAGAAGTGACCTATGTAGATTTAACCAACACCAAAAGACTTACCGAAGCATTAAACAAGTGCGCTCCATTGGCTGCCGTTATTAATAACTTGGCAGATTCATTTGTTTCAGGTCGATTTGAAGTCTTAAACAGAACAACACGAAACTATGTAAGAGGTCAGTATAAGATTTGGGAACGCTTATTACAACGTCCAAACCCGATGCAATCCCGAAAACATTTCTTTAAGCAACTTTACTTTAATGTCTTGGCTTATGGGTGGTGTTTTGGATTAAAATATTATCCTGCTGGAGACAAGTCAGTCCCCTATGAAATGTGGATACTGCCCTCTGAATGTTTAGTGTTTGAAAAAAAGAATTGGAGAGGATTACCCAGCGAGTATAAAAACTTAGGAGAAATATACAATATATACTTTACAGCAAACGGGGAAAGGACGTTATTAGATTGGGACGATTTAATGTACTTTACTGATAGTACAATGATCAATCCATATACAATGATGCCACAATCCCGAATGATACCTTTACGTTACCCAATTAGTAATGCTATTGCTATTTATGAAGCACAGGCAACATTGGTACAAAAGCACGGAGCTATTGGGATATTAAGCAATCACGGGAAAGATTCGGTAGGGCATATCCCTATTCAATCCGATGAAAGAGAAAGGGTAGAAAGGCAATTTTATTCTAATTACGGCTTAACAAGGGGTCAATCACAGGTAATAATCACTACTGCGGCTTTACAATGGCAGCAAATGGCAATGAATGTAAAAGACCTTATGTTGCACGAAGGGATGCAATCCTGCCTGAAAGATATTTACGAAGCATACGGTTATCCATTCCCGATATCAACACATTCGGATCAATCCAGCTATAACAATATAACTACTGCTGGAACACAGCTATTTCAAAACACTATTATCCCTGCAAGCGAAGACCTGATAGACGAGCAGCTAAATGAGCAGCTTAGAACCTACGAACAGAATGTTGAAATAGTAATGAACTTTACTTATCTGCCAGCACTTCAAGCTACTAAAAAAGAAGCATCAGAAGCGCAGAAAACAAAAGCGGAAGGGCTACAGGTATTATGGGATTTGGGAATAGTTACGAGAAACGGGATGAGAGAAGCGTTAGAGTTGGATACAATACCCGATCCTGAATTTGATAAATATAAATTTGAAATAGACGCAGAACAATTAAAAACAATACAAAATGAACCTGCAAACACAGAAAATTAAAGAACTCAAACAAAGAGCCACGGCCATTAACTACACAGGAATGGAAGTTGATGCGGACGGGAAATTGGCTGTATCAGAAGAAGACAGAACCATAAAGGGCTATCTTATTGTTTGGGGTGTTCGTGACACATACGGAACTGTATTTTTAAAAGGCTGTTGCTCCAAATCTATACAGGAGCGTGGGCCACAATCCCAATCCAAATATAAAATTACAGGACTTTGGCAGCACGATCAGAAAGACCCGATAGGTCAATTCACTGTATTGAAAGAAGATGATTACGGGTTATACTTTGAACTATTGACAGATGCAGGCGTACCGTCAGCAGAAAGAGCCGTTATTCAAGTGCGCAGCGGAACGATAAACCAATTCTCTGCTGGATTTAATTACATTTGGGATAAAGTAGATTACGAAGAAAAAACAGACAGCTTATTGCTAAAAGAAGTAGTTTTGATGGAAGGTAGCGCGGTAACAATAGGCAGTAACCACGAAACGTATGCAATTCGCACATTAGAAGATTTTGAATTACAAAATGATTATCTTCGCAGCGAAACAGAACAATTTATTAAGTCACTTGCCCCAAATAAACAACTGGAAGCAAGACAACTTTTTACCCGCACAACATCACTTGCACAGGCGAAGCCGCATCATCTTGATACACTTCGAAGAAACGAGCCGATAGCAGAAATCGATTACAATTTCTTAACTAACAACTTAAACATCTTCGAAAAATGACACAAGAAGAACAAAAACAAGCCCTGCTGGACAGCATTAAGTCCCAAGTAGAAGGCGAATTCTCAAAGCGTTCTTTTGCCACAAAAGAGGCAATGGAATCAGCAATCAAAGATAGTATGAAAACCATCGAAGGCTTAGACCTTGAAGGACTTCGTGCAATCGGCAAAACCAATGACGGCCTAGTTGAGTCTATCCGCACCATGGGTATTGAAATTACAGAGTTGAAAAAACAACGTGATTCTAAACCCGAAGATTTGAGCATTCGTGCGCAGGTTAAGGCTTGGCAGGAAGCAAACAAAGAAGCCATTGAAGGATTGCGCACACGTCAATTAGGTACAGCACCACAGCTTACTCCGCTTGAACTTCGCGACCCTGAAACAATGAGCATTGCAAACAGCCTGAACGGTTCGGCTTATTTGCCACGTCCAGTAGTAATGCCAGGAATTGTTGATTTGGTGCGTAAACAGCCTACCTTTTGGGATAGACTTTACAAATCAACAATTAATGCCAATCCGCTTGTTTGGGTAAACAAAACCAACAAAGAAGGTGCAGCAGCATTTATTGGTGAAGGTGTTTTGAAACCTTTGGCATCGTTTGACCTTAACACTCAAACTTCAACTCCGAAGAAAGTAGCTGAACGTATGAAAGTATCAACAGAACTTTTGTATGATTTGGATTACATCGCTACAGAAATGGAAAAAGAAATCCGTTTTGAAGTTGAAACCGCTGCTAATACGGCTGTATTGACAGGTGTAGCATCAAGCACAAACCCAGCAGGTATAACTACCATCGCTTCTCCATTCAGTCTTACAAGTGTATCAACGCTTAACCCTACAAACGTAGATGCTATTCGTGCTGCAATTGCTCAAATCCGTTCATTGAATTTCAACGGCACGCTTACAGCGTATATGAATCCGATTGATATTGCAAATATGGATATGGAAAAAGCAAGCGATAGCGGTGTTTATATGTTGCCACCATTTACATCATCTGACAACACAGTTGTAAAAGGTGTTCGTATCATTGAAGATAACAATATCGCAGTAGGTTATTTGTTGATTGGGGATATGGATTTGTATCGTATCGCAATGCACCAACCATTTCACATCAAATGGGGTTGGGAAAATGACGACTTTAGCAGAAACCTTGTTACTGTTATCGGTGAAATGCGTTTCCACCAATGGTATTCAAGTAACCATGTTGGAGCTTGGGTTTACGACACGTTTGCTAACATCAAATTGGCAATCACGGCACCAATTGTTTAATCATTAAAAATCTAAAATAATGTCAGACGAAATAAAATCAGCTAAAGAAAGCAACCCGAATTTGCCAGCAGATGCGGTGCTTGTAGACTTAACAAAGCGAGTAACAATGTATGCTCCAGCAACGCCCGTACATCACAAACCTTTCGAGGAAGTGCAGGTAGGCTCTACATTGGTAGACGTATTTAAATCACAAGGGTTCACTACTGAAAAGCCAAGCGAAGCCAAAAAGAAAGCAGACAAGTAATGAAAAAACTATTTCTTTTAGCGGCACTTGCATTCGGGATGAATGCCTCCGCACAGACAGCAATCGCAACGGATACAGCGACAAATGCAGAAACAAATAACTATGCAACGCCAACCAACTACCTTAATGGTGGAGATGGCATTTACACAGCTTCTATTGTCGGCACGAAGATTACTGGCACAACCGCTGCAATAGCTTATCTACAAGGTTCAGTAGATGGTACAAACTTTGTGAACATTGCATCACCTTACGGTAATTATGCAGACTCTTTCATTATGACAAACATTGCAGGGGCACAGGTTAAAAACTGGTATCTTAAAGGCAATAAAATGAAGTCAATGAGGGTTCAGGTAGTTACCACAGGAACACAAACAACACAATTTAAAGCGTACTTCATAAAGAACTAATGTCTTTAATCAACGAATCATATTTTGTTGGTGGTTTAACCATAGCTCAACTATCGCAGGAAGCGGTTTCTTTAGATGTACAATGGTACATTGATAAGTACGAACCTTTGTTTCTACGTGAATCGTTGGGCTATGCGTTTTCTAAATTGATGTTGGATAACCCAACCGAACAGCGTTTTATAGATTTATTGGAAGGATCAGAATATACCTACAACGATGTTGAACGTTATTTTGATGGACTTGCAAACGAAACAACGCTCCAAAGCCCTATTGCTAATTATGTATTTTATCAGTACGTTAAACAGCAAATAGAGCAGCAAGTCGGCTTAGGTACAGTCCAACCCAAAGCAGAGAACGCAACGGTTGTAATCCCTGAATACACGCTTATTAGGGTGTACAATGAAATGGTTGAAATGATAAGAAATATGCACTTGTTTTTAAAGGCAAATGCTACTGTTTATCCCGAATATGTACAATGTCAAACAAAGTACATAGACGAATTAAACCATTACTTTTAGATGTACCAGCTAGAAAAAAATATAACTGATATCTTTGCTGAAATAGTTGTAGATATGAATACCGACCTATTGGCTGGCTTTCAAGCATACGACCCTAAAATTCAACAGATAAGTTATCAGCACGGGCATTTACAAGAGATTATTGAAACCCTGATACAATATGATAAGACTGAATCAAAGCGTTACAAAAAGTATCCTTTAGTTATACTGATCGAAGACATAAAAGAACGGCACGGGCAATATTTTACCGAATTGGACTTGAATATAATTTTGGTATTCCATACTAAAAAGGACTATAAAAGTCAGGAACGGTACGAAAAAACCTTTAACCCGATCTTGTTACCTATGTACGAAAACCTAATGAATGCTTTGTTCTACAATAAATATTTGTTGGTTAATGATGTGTCACAAATAGACCATACAAAAACAAACAGATTATATTGGGGGCGTGAGGCATTAGCAGGGAATACGGCAAATAAAACAGGTGACGCTATCGATGCAGTAGAAATAAACATAAGAAACTTAAAACAGGTTCCCGCATTTTGCGAGAACCCAATTTCTCCAAACAATTAAAAAATTACTATAATGGCTTTTAATAACATTTTATGCCCTTTCAGTAGTGCTAATACAGGAATTGGCGATTGCCAACCTGCTTACGCGCCTGCCGCATACCTGCTAGCTGTTCCGATTAATTCCGTATTTAATGCGGCTTCTTTCGTGGACTTCAATGCAACATTGACAGCACTACTGTACAATACCGACATAAACCAGAGAGGTTTTTTACTCGGTAAATTTAACGGTGCTACTGCAGCAGATCAGGAAGTTGCAAGATACACCGCTCCAGATGGTGCAATTACCACCACTCGCGATGAAATCAGAATGATGACCTATATGGTATCTAATTCAAACCTGTGTTTGCAGAAGAACTATTTAGCGTTTGATGGCTCTGAAACTAAGTATGCGTGGTACATTATCCAAACAAACGGGTATATGAGAGGCTTAAGCGGTCACGCTGCAACTTCTCCTTATGCATTGCAGATGGGCGGGTATATTGCCCAAAACATTTATGTTCGTGCAGCTACCGAAGCGGACTACACAACACCTGCATTGACGCAAATCGACTTCAATTATCTTGACCCAAAAGACGATCAGCAGCACACCATTTTTGCTGATACTACTAACATCCGGTGGGATTTGTTGAGCAAACAAGGTGTTCAAAATGCTAAGTTTAATCTTACAGCTACACCAACAGTTGCCGGTCAGTATAAGTTCATCATTGAAGGCGGTTGCAGCAATGTAAACATTTCAAAATTGTATCGTACCACAGGCGCACAATTGACAAGCAATTACACCATAATGACTGCCGCAGGTGCTGCATTAGCAGTAGATACTATTTCGGTAGATGCAAATGGTGTTGTAACATTGGATACTTTGGTTGACCCAGCTACGAGTACAGTTGTAATAATTGGGTTTAATGGTTTGGTTACGCTACCTACGGGCGGCACGGCTAAATATGAAACTCCAGCTTCTTACTTCGATGGTTCTACGGGCGCAGGTGCAAATGGTGATGGTGTTTATCGTTTAACCGCTGTTTCAGCATAAAATCAATCTTATGGAAAAACAATTTGAAGGAATCAGCTTTAATAAAGCGAACGTAAAGGCAGCCATTGAAACTTTAGGCGGCAAAGAAAAGTTCATCGAGGTAGCCAAAAAGAAATATTGGACTGCCGCAGATGGTGTAAACGAAGCCGCACAACTAAAAAGAATTGAGGCTGGTTATGCGTGGGTAATGGAAGAGCCAAAAGCGGAAGCTCCAAAATCAGACGAAAAGAAAGCTAAGCAAAATTAGTTTTAGATGAAAGATGGGAATTGGATATGTCGTAAGATGTATCCTTTTTTTATTTACCTTAGCATTATGAAATCAAGACTATATCAACTGTGGTACGACATTATTTGTGCGCAATACAGGTACGCATTTTGGCGCAATATGAAAGCGTTAAAGGCATTGGATAGATGGAACTTAAAAACAGCCGAAATGCACTCTAAGAAATTAGCTTACGAAAAAACTATTGTTGATTTACTTGTGAATGATCCAAAGTTTAAAAAAGCTGAATAATGTGTACGATTAGCCAAATGAGAAAGCGTCTGCAGTCTTTGAATTACGCAAAGATTGTAGAAACATCTTTCAATCAGGTTAAGAACGATGCAAAAGAAACATTACAGCAACAATGGGCATTAGGACAAGGGGGCCTGGGACAATTCAGGAATTACTCTAAAAACAGCGTAGAGAAATATAATAAACCGTCTGGCCCGATAAAATGGTACGATACAGGCGATACTTCAAAAAAGATTTATTTCATAGCAAGTAAAGGAATGGTGGAATCTTATTCAAAGGGTAAGAATGCCGACAAAGTAGAGCAAGGGTCTTATGATGCAGGGTTCTTTTTAGCACCTTACAAGCTGAATAATGAATCTAAGCTAGTGTTTAAACCTTTTCTGCAGGAACAAATTATCAATAACATTAGAGCAAAACTACAATTATGAGTGGATGTATTCCATGTGAAATAGCAGCGGCAAAGAATGAACGGGTGCAAGCGGCTTACAATGCTGCAAAAAAGTATCAACAGGACAATAAATTTGAATCCGTTTTAGTGGTAGAGGTTTTGAGAGATGCGAAGGAATTTAATTTCCTTGCAGGGGATTATACTTATTGCTTAAAGGGTGACGTAAGGTTACAGACTATATTCCACGAAATAAATGAATTGATCTTATGAATAGCCTATATGCTTTGCTGTTAATAATTATTGTTTTAATGCTTATAATTGGTCTTAATGCTTGAGTTGATAGATATTCCTTTCAAAGAATTTATACACGTTTTAGTGAGGCGTGAAACATCCTTTGTGGGTGCTGAAAATATTGATAGGCTGTTAGAAAATTACAATAGCCGTATAAAATCAATGCGCAGCGGTCACGCAGACGAAGCAAGAAAGGAATTGGTATTTTATAAAACAAGAATTACCGTTACCGAAGAACTTTTGAACCTTTTAAAATACGGTTTTAACGAGCGGATATGTGCGATGCTTAGAGAATGGTATCCATTTCAATTAAGCGAAGAAAGTTACATTTCAGACATCAATAATATTGTTGCTGAATGTCAGGTTGCCCTATTGGAATATGAACGCCATTTGACCGACTTTAAGAAGCTAACGGGCTATGTTGAGGGTGACGAAGAAGAAGTGTCAGAGGCTACGGAATACGAACGCTACGCAGATATTTTAAACAGTATCAGAAAGATGCCAAATGTTGGATTTATTACAATGGAAATTGATACACAAAGCTTTATTTGCCTTTACAATGATTTGATTGCTTTGCACGAAAAAAACATAATAGAAAATGCCAAACATTGATGAAATAGATAGTTTTGCCAAGATCCCTGCACTAGAAAAGCAGGGGGAACAATTCATTGCTATTCTAGATAAAATAGAAAGTAAATTCAAAGAGGTTAATTCTTTGGAGGTTAAAATTGGCGGTTCTGCAAGTGGTGGCGTTACGAAGCTATTAAAAGATCAGGAAGCGGCGGTTAATTCTCTAAAAGAAGCTACCAAAGCGGCAAATGCAGAAAAGAAACGGAGCGATCAGGAATATGTCGCTACGTTAAAAACATTGCTGGCACAAAGGGACGCAGAGCAAGAAAAGGTATTAAAAAACATTAGAGAGGAAGCTATTGGAAATAAAAGCATTTCCTTATCCTATAAGCAATTAAGCCTTGCATACAAAGAGGCTGCGAATAAAGCAAGAGAATATAATTCAATGCTTGGCGCAACGCATCCATTAACCGTTCAGGCAAATAAGGATGCTTTAGATTTATCTGCACGCGTCAAAGGCATAGATGCCTCGGTAGGGATATTTAATAGGAATGTAGGCAACTATGCAAGCGCAACGTCCAACATACAAAGGCAAATTGCGATGTTCGCAGGAGAGCTTCCAAATATTCAGTATGGATTAAGGACTTTCGCATCTTCTTTATCCAATCAGTTTCAGGGCTTATTTGATGCTATCAAACAAGCTACTGCGGCAAATAAATTACTAAGGGAAGAAGGCAAGGCAACAACATCTGTTACAAGGCAAATTGTATCAGGAATATTTAATTGGCAAACGGGACTGCTTGCTTTGGTGGCTGTTGGTGGCGTTTTAATTACGTGGCTTACGTCTGCTACCAAAGAAGAAAAGGCAATGAGCGAAGCGGCTAAGGAAAACGCCGCATCTCAAAAGCAAATGGCAGAAAGCATTGGCAAAGAAGTATCAGAACTTAACTTGCTAATATTAAAATCTAAAGATGCAAGGTTATCTTATAAAGAGCGCGGAGATGCTGTTGATGAATTGCAAAAAAGATTCCCTGAATATTTCGCTGCATTGAGCAGGGAAAGCATCCTTAATGGGGATGTTGCCGCATCCGTTGATTTAGCAACCGAGGCAATAATAAAAAAGGCTAGAGAAACGCAAAGGGTTGAGAAGTATACGAAAGCAATATCAGACCTTGCAAGAATGGAGAATGAGCTGAACGATATAAACAACCCAGCAAAAGGAACATTCAATTATAATTCGGCAGACAGAAAAGGGGCATTAACTGTAGAGATTGCCCTGCAACGACAGAAAGTAAAAGAAATAGAGAAAACTTTGGGCGCACAAAACGATGTTAATGCTAATGATGCTTATTGGATGGATGCCAAATTGAAAAAACAGCACGATTTGAACGAAGCTAAGGCTAAGGCCAATGCATTGCTTACAGAAGAACAGAGAAAAGAAAGAGACAAAAAGCCTCGCGCTGAAAAGGAAGATCAATTTCTAGATGAAAAGCAAGCTATAGAAGCTCAAAAACTAATTGCAGAAAACGAGAAAATGACATATGAGCAAAGGTATGAAGCTGCGGAACAGTTTGCTATTCTTAGTGAGAAACTTTTGATCAAACAAGGGCAAAACAGTATAGACAATACTATAAAATATGCAACCGAAACAGATGCTTTGCTAAAAGGCATTGAGGATGATAAAGCTAAAGACAGGGAAAATGAACTGAAAAGATTAGAGCGCCTATCTAAAGAAGAATACGATATTATAACCAAAAGGCTTAAAGAAATAGCTTTGGAAGGTAAAGAGTCAGGATTAAATGATCCAGAAATTTTGCAAAACCAAATGTCTTATTTAAGCCAAACATTAAAATCGTTAGGATTACAAAAAGATGAAATTGAGAAAATAGAGGAGGCTATAAAAGACCTTCGTTTAAAACAAATAGACGCAGTAGATAAAGCTCAAGACAAATCAGATAAAGAGAAGTTAGCTAAACAAAAGAAAGTAAACCGTGAACTAGAGAAGCTGGCGCAAGAAACGGCAAACTTTGTTACTACAGTAATTTCGGCATCATTCCAACGTCAAACCAAAGAAATAGAAGAAAAAGGGGAATTACAGGATGAAGAATATGAAAAAGAAAAGAAAGCAATAGAGGATAATGTAAAGGACGAGGACGAAAGGAGTGCGCAATTAAAAGTTTTAGCAGATGAAAAGGCAGAAAGTGACAAAAAGATTCGCGAAGAACTTGAACAGCAACGCAGGAAGCAGCAGATACTAGAACGTACAGGAACTATTGCCTCTATTGTATTCAGTACCGCTAAGGCTATTTCTGAAGCTGTGACATTGTCTCCATTAACGGGTGGTTTGCCATTTTCGGCCATAGCGGCGGCAATAGGGGCGGCACAGGTTGCGACTGTTTTAGCTACTCCAATGTACAAGGATGGTAAAG